CCTCTTCTCCGAGCTGTATCATCGTTCGAGCGAACTGGGAATCAAAGATAAATCTTCCGAGGATGTCAACGGTGATGAGTTTCGCATCGCACACCGCCTGATGCGACTCATCGAGACTGCCGACGACGCCTACGAAATCATTTTCCGGTACGTCCGGTCATTTGAAAGAATCAACAGCCCGACAGTCGCCCCGATGGCTGGTGATATGGATTCTTCGCTTTTCCGCTGCAAGACGATGGACTCTCCAGATGAGGAGGATGACGCCAGCCCGTACCAGCGGCTGTTGCTGTACCTTCTGAACAAGACGTATACCCAAAAGATGAAGCGGTACAAGGGACAGTGCTGCAAGCAGATTGAGACAACCAATGGACACCTGACTCGCGCATGGAAGCCGGTCATGGAGATTAAGGAGTTTGTGTATTTCTACACGCAAAAGGAGGACAAGTACGATATGTGGCGTAACCTGACGAGCAAGGGTGGTATCGTTCGGGACACGGCGACTCACCTGTCGATGTGTCGCGACATTCAGTTTCCGGAGATTCAGAAGAACCGCCACGTCTGGTCGTTCACGAACGGTATCTATGTGGGTAAGGAGTGGTGCGAAGACGGATACACGTCAAAGTTTTACCCGTACGGGTCGACGGACATTGCAAACCTGGATCCGACGGTTGTGAGCTGCAAGTTTTTCGACCAGGAGTTTCCTCAGGAGAATATGACCACCGAGAATTGGCAGGATATCAAGACGCCTGTTATTCAGTCGGTCATGGAGTACCAGCGATTCTCGGATGAGGTGATGGCGTGGATGTACGTGTTCATCGGTCGTCTGTGTTTCGATACGAACGACATGGATGCCTGGCAGGTGATTCCCTTTCTCAAGGGTATCGCCGGATCCGGCAAGTCGACAATCATCACCAAGGTGTGTAAGCGGTTCTACGACTCGGAGGATGTTCGTACGCTCTCAAACAACATCGAGAAGAAGTTTGGACTCTGGTCTATTCACGATGGATTCATGTTTATTTCACCAGAGGTCAAGGGTGACTTGGCGCTCGAGCAGGCGGAGTTTCAGTCGATGGTTTCGGGTGAGGATGTGTCCATTGCACGCAAGAATGAAAAGGCGTTGTCGATGACGTGGAATGTGCCTGGTATCCTCGGTGGTAATGAGGTGCCGAGCTACCGTGACAACTCAGGATCGGTGCTTCGTCGTCTCGTGACGTGGAACTTTGCCCGCCAGGTGGCTGCACCCGATCCGCAGTTGGATGGCAAGCTCGAGGCGGAGATTCCGACGATTCTGTGCAAGTGTGTTCGGGCATACCTCGACTACGCAAGCAAGTATTCAAAGAAAGACATCTGGGGTGTTTTGCCGCCGTACTTCAAGTCTATCCAGGCGCAGGTGGCATCAGTGACAAACCCGCTGCACAACTTTTTGGCGAGCGACAAGGTTGTGTACGGACCAGACAAGTGCATCCCACAGAAGTTGTTCGTCCAGATTTTCAACCAACACTGTCAAGAGAATGTGCTCGGACGGTGCAGGTTCAACGAAGACATTTACGCGGGTCCGTTTTCGTCTCGAGAAATTGATGTCCGCATGGGCTCAGCAACCTACCGAGGCAAGGCGTACGCAAACCAGAGATTCATCTACGGTGTCGACGCAATCGAAGACAACTATCTGGGCGAAGACGCCGACGTCTAGGACTTTTCTCGTCGCAGGCGACGGACAACGGGCACTCTGGACTTAAACAAAACAGACCACGAAGCAGTAATGGAAACCATGACTGCGTTGTTCACTGCGTGGGAGAATACGATTGAAGAGTACAAGAACCAGCCGAATGTCGAGATTGAGATTCGGCTGGGCAAGGTGAATCGCGGCAAGTTTGATACGAACGTCGGCCAGGCTACGTTTGAGCGGGTCCTTCGTCGCCTCCGGCGGTACGACGGGTGGGAGTCGACCAACGAGAGTCATTCGACAGTGTATACTGATACGACGGCTGGAAAGCGCGTCGTCATGAACGACCTGACGGATGAAATGGAGTCGTGTGTGATCAAGCGGCGTCTGCACGTGAATGACCAGATGCTTGATGGGTTTCCGGTTGATGCACGACTGGGTATTTCATCCGAGGTGCCATACGACCGTGAGGCTGACGCAGACGAAAACTTTACGCGAGTCAAGAAGCGCAAGCGGTACTCGTTCGTACGCAAGGGTCTTTCGATCGACCTGTCTGAGGTGAGCGGCGACGCAGACGACAAGGATTCCGAGGAGGCGACCGAGTACCAGATTGAGCTCGAGATTCTGAACCCGCCGGTGAATGCAGCAGAGAGACATCAGGTGTTCAACATCGTGTACAAGATTTCGGACATTTGCAAGATTATGATTTGAGCAGGACCCGCATTTCCGTGTAAAATGAACCACGTGAAATGAATGATTCTTTACGATTGACTGTCGTCGTCTCTATTCTGTGTTCTTGTTCGCTTTGATTGAAAATTGAAAACCACTCATCCGTAGAATCGAGTTCGATCGGTCTATGAATGATGTGACAACCGGGAATCCTAAATATGTGCAGCGACTTTGACGTCATGTTGTAAATTATTCCGTCGTGTGACAATCTGAACCAGAGGTCCCATGCGCGATTCGTATCGAGGCGTTTCGGGGGGAGACGAAAATAAAGACGGGTATCTATGCTTGGGTTGGACAAGAGGACTATTTTATATATGAGTTCTAAAGGAAGGTTTCTCCATATTAAACTATTCATCGTACGTTGTTCTTCTTGAACCGCATGGCTTTATGCACCGCGGGCTTGTAAGGAACCTTTTCACACCGGGGCGTCTTGGGCAGGTATGAACCGAGCGTTTTTGTAAAGTAAAAGTCCGTGTCGTTGAACAAGTAGTCAATCTCCTCCGACGCGTAGCCGCCTTGTTTCAGAGCAACAAACATCCGTTCGTTGTGTCTCAATTCCCGCATCGCATTTCGCAAAAAAAAGGCGTGCAACTCCTTGGGCAACGTATCCAGTGTTTCTCTGAGGTAATCCAATGCGTCGTCAACCAACTGGTCGTAAACCTCAGAACACCGCGTCTCCCACGCATCTTCGTTCCACTTCTCCTCCACCCTGTGAAATCCCCTAAAGTAAATTGGGCGTCTGCACATGGGACACCCCGTGCCCGTGCCCTTGAGGTACCAGCTCTTTATACACCCCGAGCAAAACTCGTGACCACAGCACAAATTGCGGCAAGGACCAGTTTCGTAGCATACGGAGCATTCCATCCTTTCCGATGGAAAGTTTGTGATAGAGTCACTGCTCGACTCACGCTGTGGCGGGCACATGACGTATTTTTTAGTCATTTCCATCCTTTTCGATGGAAAGTCCGCCGGCGATCAGGTCCGGATCTTTTTGTACCACGCCATCGAACACATCGTGTTTCCATCGGGTGCGTCGACATCCGTCGACGTGTCGTCATCCGCGAGCCGCCACTTACCCTTGTGTTTGACGTACGCGGCGTAGTGTCCACCGTGGAAAGAACCCCAGTGGCCCACGATGACAAAGAGCTTCATACCGTGGTACGTGTCCGGAACGAGTTCCACGGGACACTTTTGTGTGAAAATCACAGACAAGCACTCACCCGTCTCGCGAATGACCGTCTGCATAGCTGCAGCGTTGTGCTTCTTGCCAGCGTCGTCTACGTAGTCACCCAGAATGTGATACTTGTCATAATTCTGCAAATGTTCCGGTGAATCGACAAAGAGCGAACAAAAGTCACTCGTCCGCGATGACGTTCCACCGGGGTAAATGACCACTTGTTCCTCCTTCCCGTAAAAGATTGGTTTCATGAATTCGAGGCTGAGTGATTTTTCGAGTGTATCCATGAGTGCCAAAACAGCCTCGTGGGCGTCGTGTTGCTGCGACGGCGTAAAGTCTGTAAACTTGGATCGGAACGCCTCGATCAGTTCACGTGGTTCGAGTGGGGTTTTCTCTCTTCGATTCCACAACTGACACACAAGGGAAGAATAGGCACGAGTCACTTCGCAAGGTCCGTTGTAGGGACCTTCGCGGAGAAACCGATTCGTGAGTGCCGGTACATGTGCCAGGCACTGGACCGCTGAATTGAAATAGCACGTGTTTCCGACGTTGAGCAATCCTCTTGACATTGTCTACTAAAGCCTCCAGACTTTTATGTAGTAAATGTTTGCAGCACTTGTTTCTCCTGTCGTCATGTGCACTGCCCAGCCCTCACCTCGCAAGAAGGGTCAGATTAGGTACAAACTGAAAAAGGCGATTGATCACGCCAAGAGTCTGTGTCACAACTTCGAGGATACGACTGAGTGCCGCATCGCGTGGGACGAGGTGAATGACCTGACGCGTGCACTCCACGACCAGCATCCACCAAAGGAACCCGAGCGGTCCGAGCTATCAAAGCGTGAGTATGACGTTTAACGAATAAGGTTCCTCACTTGCTGCATCACACCCTGTTTACGCAATTTTAAGCGGTTTATAAAAGCCAAAATCTTTCGTTCTTCATTCTTATTTCCTGTATTTCTCGCCTTTTTCAATTTCGGTTCCAATTTTTTCATTTGCATTTGGAACCTCTGGTTAGTCCCGAATCCCAAATGTCTTATTAGCCCAACTGGAACCAGATTTGGTGTTTTACTTTTACGACTCGGAGATACACCCTTGGGATAAACGCGACGAAGACGCACGCCAAATTTAGGGGATCTGCGCGGAGGACTGTATTTAGGAAAGAGTCCACTGGGAAATGCAAAGGCAGAAGAGGCTGGTGCTCGGTTCAGAGTGCCCCTATTGTAAGGTGCCGGAGCTTCGAAATACTTGGGGTAGTAGTACATTTATAGTAATCGATATTTTAGTCATGCACCTGTTGCGCTGAGTGAAGCACGTGCCATTTAAATATATCACGTAATATTAATGGCCGTCAACAGTCCTCGTAGAAAAGAGGCTGCCCGGACAATCAAGCGGATCATGGTCAAGCGGTACACAATGGGTAAGTACCGCGCTTTTAAAGCATCTTCGACTGGTATCAAGATGGGGACACGCCCGACACATGCGTCGGCTCTCATGCGTCGAATGAAAATGTTTCGAGTGACAGTGAACGTGCCTATATATAGGGGTATGCATAACTTCAGGGCTAAGCTTTATAAGCGAAAGCCCATGTATAATACTTTGACAAATGGAGGTGCCATAAAAAATTCGTTCGCATCGTTCAGCAAGAACAAAAACTATGCGGCAAAATATGCATGGAAAGGTCTCGTGCTCGTTCTTCCACCGGGTCGTTACCCCGCTATAAACGCGATGAAGTTCGGTTATCCTAAAAATAGAGAGACGGAGATTACACTCGCACCTGGAGAATATACACTGAACAATACAAGGAATATCACTCGGAACGGCAATGTACCATTCGTGCCTGTCAAGTACAAGCCTTTTAATAACTTTTATGCGGTGAATAGCAAGTTGATTTAAGAATATGACCCTGTGGTTCACATGTCCTCATATGGAGCCGGTGAGAGAATATGTTCAGCGCTCACAAGTTTCGTGTTCATGCCAGCCTTCTGGTCAGCCAGCTCACCTTGGTGAGAAAAACCAGAGCGTCTGCTTGGGAAGTAACGCATGGCGAGCGTCGCGAGCAAGATAAAGACGATGGCGTGCAGAATCAAACCACCGAACTTGGCGGTACCTTCGCTGGTCGCGACCCAGCTGCCGAACACGTTACGGGTAGTCTGGTACGTCATCGGGCTGGCTATCAGAGCATAAAGGACGGCTGGGACAATGTAAAATTTAGCAACGTCGGACATTTATCAATTACAAGGAATAAAATTCATCGAGCTTGATATTCTCACGAAGGTTGACAATCGTCCGATCATACGTCCGGCGATTGTTCGGGTGTGTCTTGTCTGGACGCTCCTTGACAGGCATCCACCCTAGGTCCTGGTAGTCGCACTCGAGTATAGTCCCCGGAGCATACGGCCGCGTCCTCATGTTCAACTCCGCCTCCTTACGCAACTGACCGCGTTCCTGTATACACAGATCCTTGCCGTTCAACACCAGAAAATCAATCGTAATCAGGTGCCTCGGCTTCCATTTGAACAGCGTCTCATGCGTCCCTATCCGAACAGGCTCTTCAACCGGTGTAAATATGAGACCATCCGTCTTTTCACCGAGCTGAATCTTACTCACCTCACTCAGCGGCACCATCTCCTTCACCTTCACCTGCAGCTTCGGTTGTTTCAGAATAGACTTGACCACTGCTTTGGCTTGTGTCAAACGTTCCGTGAGCGTCTGCTTACGAACATCCTGACCCTTGATGCGAACGGCGTCGTAGACGTAAAAAACACCATCCATCAGTTCGCCATCAAGTACAGTGTCACGCGGAATAGTCAGTGTTGTGTACGTGACATGGAACGCACGGTCAACGAGTGCACAAATCTTCTTCTTGTCCGCCGCCTCAAAACACACTAGCATGTGACGCACACCATCCGTCTTTTCACATACGACGTACGGCTGAGATTTGAGTACCTTGAAGTGCTTTCGCTCTATAGAAATTGGTTGAGGTCCGGGAAACCACGATGGGTCGCTAGATTCCCACACCTGATGAATATAATTCTTGATTTCATCTTCGTACATGTTTATAACTAGTGTCTGACCTTTAAGGAGTTTCACGGGTTCATCATGACACCGGGCATTTCTAGAATGTTCCCTAGGCACTTGTGTGTAAAGTGGCGAATGACAGTTGCAGATGGTAGAGCTACGACTCTCAGGTTGTTTGTTTTCAGTTGAGCAAACATGCTTTCGTAGGACTCACATGACAGGTTTTTCTGGACGCTCTTGAGTTTCTTGTCGATGGGCTTGGAATCCATGACCCATACACGTGCCGATGTCTTCTCAACGTCGTACAGATCCGTACCCACCACCTTTTTCGTGACATCGGTGTCGAACGTGAGTGCACGTTGATGAATCGGCTCCGTCGACCCCTCAACCGTCTTTTTGCGGAACATGTCCCAGTCGACACCCTCGACGACAGATGGGAACACGATGACACGGATATCCTTCTCCATCGTATTGAAAACACGTGGAATGGTATCGTGGTCGAGGTTTGTCCCATAGTCAAACCAGACGATACGCTCACCAGACTTGACCAACTTGGGAAGCGCGTCAAGGCCCTCGACGAACATGTACTCGACTGGAACCTGTCGCTGAGCACCATACATACCAATCGTCATGAGCGAATGAAGCGTCGTCACGGCGATTGACTTATTTCGAGTCACGCACACGACGTACATGTCTAAGCGTCGGTCTGACTCTTTAGTCCTCTCTATCGTTCGCCGTCCGTCGTACGTTGTTTCAGACCTTCGTCGCTGCACCCGCGTTTAAACGATCTTCCAGTTTGCCGTAGAACCGTAGGTTTCCGACGTGTCCAAGTGTCGTCGTGACGTCTGCGAAAATCTGACCCCCCATCTGCTGCCAACGACGACAGAATGCATAGTCCTCAGACAGGTATCGGCGATTTGCGGGGTCAATCATACAATCGAAAACGGCACAGTAATCCTCAAAGTCGCGGTTCTGGTGGTCGTTCTTACAGTTGAGCTCTGGGTAATGGGCGTACATGCGTTCGATGACGTCACGCTTGATCATCAGGAACCCCGTTGGACCGTCGAGCACCTCGACGAATCCGTTTTTGATTTGCGAGTTTTGGTACTTGAAGTTCATGACGAGTGCTGCAGACGCCTTGTTCAGATCCTTACCGGCGGTGATAGCCTGTGCCGCCTGGTCCCACATGATAACCTTCTTGGGGTACACGGCGCATGACACGTCGTGACCCGACGCCAAGAGACGCAGGACGGATTCCGCCTCGAATTGAACGTCGGCGTCGATGAACAAAAAGTGCGTCGCGTTTGATTTTTGAATGAATCGTGCGACTGAAATGTTTCGAGCGCGATGGACCAGGGACTCGTTCTCGGTCGTGTCGAGCATTAACTGAACGCCATACTGTGCACAGAGTCGCTGGAGTTTCAGGATGGATTCAGCGTACGCCTGCAGACATAACCCGCCGTAACAGGGCGTCGACAGGAAAATACACGGCGGCTGCGACATTACATACAATGAGAGTGTATCCTTTATAGTTTAAAGTTTGCCTTCTACTGTTTCACAAATGAGTTCCCTCTGTAAAATCTGTCTGTATTACAATCCCGGTGACAAGACATGTGGTCGCTCGCTGGTCGCAGTGAGCAAGGGAAAGGTCTATCATGACTATGCAAAGCTTGTGCGTTACGACGCAAAGAGATGTGGGCCGCATGGCAATTGGTTCGAGGAGATCCAGGGTTCCAAAACACCCGTCGATGAACTCTTCGAGTCGTTTGATATATAAAAATGTTCGCCTGAATTAGATGGCCGACGTGGTCCTTCCAGCGGGGACGCGCCTCTACAAGGGGTTCGGTAACCGCACGACAGGGTGTCAATCCCTGCTCAAGGATACGCGTACGTTTTTTGTGACTCAGAGTGCCAGATTGGCGCGTTCGTACTCAAACACAAAAACGGCGTGTCCCTTTTTGGCGAAACGGTCACTTCGTCTGTTTTTGCTGACGCACCCGAATGTCAAGCGCATTTTTCCAAAGTTGTCCAAGAATACTGTTCTTGGACTTCGGTTCGCGCTCGGTACAAATGTGACACGGGGTCAGCAGACCAAGGTGTACCAGAACATCACGGGACGAAAGGCGCCATACCGATTTCTCATGCGTCCACACAATCGCGGCGAACGCCTTTCATTGACCAACGTCAACACGAATGTATTTGGACGCCTCAGCACAGAGTACCTCACGAAGAATGGCTACGACGGGTTCTACGCCCCACCGAAAAGAACTGGTTTCCACGGCGGGCTCTTCCCAGCCGAGATTATGCTGTGTAACGCTGGTCGAACTCTTGTTCGCCCGGGCGTCGAACGCGCCCCGGTTCTGTCCCGTGTTTCTGTCGTCAGAGAACTTCCACAGCTGTTCATCAAGTACTGTCGCAGAAATCGCGCCCTGCTACGTGTGTACAGAAACCTGTTTGTGCCAGAGCTCGGAGGCGGTATGGGTGTAAAACTGTACCTCGAAGCGCGGGGAAAACCGGCACCCAAGAAGGTGATTGACACGCGCGATTTCGACTTTACATTTGCCGTACCAAAACGTCTGGGTCAGCGCGAGGCGAAGCGACGTGGACTCATCATGAAGACCATCATGTACAGACACGTCACAGGATTCATCGCGTGGCTCAACCGCACGTACACACGCACGAACGCACGACTCATAGTGAGCGACTTTGTACCGGACATTAAGGTTCTTCCGGCGACGGGCAAAACAATCTACCAAGTGACGCAATTCCGCATTCAGTTTCCAGCCGGTGAACCCATGGACTTTGTGGATGCGACACTCGCCTATGTCCCCGGATCGAGTCACGACGACATTCACCCCGTGTATTCACGGATGTACGGTCTGCCAATAGAACGTCTGAAAAAGCTGTACGACGCCGTGCTTGCCGTGCTCGCCGGATCGTTCCTGTACCCAGGTGTCAAACCCCGGAACCCAATCATAGGAAAGAATCCCGAAAAGGGTCAGAAGAATGTTTCACGCCTCGGGGCGCTTCAGAACCTCGCCCCGAAAAATGTCAGTCTCGTACGAAACTTGATTCGGCGTATCAAAAAACGTGATGTAAGTGGGGCAACACGCAACGCAGCAATGCTAATTAAAAATATCAAGCGACGTTAGGGTATGAACAAGCCATGCGTGCAGACGCGTGTCGTTATGCGACGCGTGAGTCGTCACCCGATTGTTCAACAGACGATCCGAACTGGATCAAGGATTCAGAAGCATGCGGTACGGAGTGCAACACTCAGTCTCGTACCTGATGCTGTGAATGATATCGCCTTCCATCACGCTCAATTGAACATGACGGAGGTTGTCCACGTGTTTCAGGACACCATTGCAATCTCAACTATGAACATGGTCCTCGCGACGATGCTCGTTCTGTCAAAACTTGTGTAAAATTTTATTCTGTTTCAATACTAATGAGTGCCAACTGTGCAGACCGTGAAGTGTACACGGTTCGCGTGGATTCCGTTGGTGTTACTGGCAATTATTCTACATTCCAGGTGTTCCTGGATGTTCCACTTCGTAACGTTGTCAAGGCGGAACTTCTCATGGCGAGCTTTCGTCAGCAGTACAGTAATGCTATTTGCCATGTGTATGTTGAAGAGCTCATCTCCAAATTCATCACTCGCGCAGGTCCAAACTACACGGTAGGTCTCGGTGGAACGACTTCAAATGTAGGCGTTGCGACGCAGATTGCAAACAAAGGTCTCGTTGACCGGGCATTTGTAACCATTCCGACATCAAATATTTATGGAACAGGAGCATCTCTCGATTACCGTATCGTGTGGACAGCAAACAATGATTTTCCAACCGACATTGAGTACATCAACCCCATTCGTCAGATTAAAACACTCACATTTCAATTTTTGGATGGTGACACGGGTCTACCACAGACTATGGATAGGGTGAGCCATTTCGTTTTCCGGTTCGAATGCGCTAAAGACAATGTCTGTCTGTACTAATAAAGAAGATGCGCTTTGACATTCCAGAATGGAAGTCGTCCGCCTTCAGCCCACAGCCATCCTGCCTTCACGCGGGTCAGCAGGTGCAGCCGGATTCGACCTCTACAGTGTCGACCACTACGTTGTGTTCCCGGGTCAGCGCGTGGTTGTCTCCACTGGAATTGGACTTCAGAAGCTTCCAGACGGAACATATGGCCGCATTGCACCTCGCTCTGGACTGGCCGTGAAGCACGGTCTGGACACTCTGGCGGGCGTCGTCGACCCCGATTACCGCGGCGAGATTAAGGTGGTGCTCATCAACACCGACATGCGTGTTCCTTTCGTCATCAAGCCTGGGTACCGCATCGCCCAGCTGGTTCTGGAAAAGTATGAGGTGGCGGATGTCGTCGAGGTGACGACTCCGGTAGTGGATACTGAGCGTGGTGACGCTGGTTTCGGGTCTACGGGATATAAAGTTACCGGTGTCTAAATAAATATGCAGTCGTGGCTTTTCGTCGGACCGACCCTGCTCGCAGGTATCGGTCAGGTGACTCGCCAGTATGCCCAACGGATAAAGAGCCTTGGTCACGAAGCGGACTATGTCCCATTTGGTGACCCAGTTCCAAAGAAAAAGTACGACGTCGGGTTTGCGTTCGTACTTCCCATCGAACAGCACATGAACATCGTCGACCAGATGTTGTCCCAGTGTGCTTCGAAAAAATACATGACGATTTGCGAAACCGAAACGGTCCACCCCGTCTACGAGCTGCTCGTCCAGCGGTACAACACACTCTGGACACCGAGTCAGTTTTGTTTGGACATTTTTTCGAAACAGTTTCCTTCGGGTGACTGGCGCCTTTTGCCGTTATGGACGCCGACGCCGCCTCGTGCGCCCGTCGAATCAACAAAGTACACATTCTACACAATCGGAAACATGCTAGATCCGCGCAAGAATATCAAGATGCTCATCGAGGCGTTTGTGCGTCTACAGCTTCCCGACTCGCGCCTTTTACTCAAAGCGACGTGTAAGGAGCCTGTGACGTGGAAATTTCCAAACGTCGTCGTCGTCAACGGGCTTTTGAGCGACGAAGACCTCGAGAAGCACATTCACAGAGAGGGACATTGTTACATCAACTGTTCTCATTCCGAGGGGGTTGGAATGGGAGCAGTCGAGGCTGCTTTGCGCGGTAAACCAGTCATCATCACAGACTTTGGCGGTCTCAAGGAGTATGTTCCGGACACGCCGTTCGTCGTCAAATGTTCGCGGGCGGCGATTCAACAGGATGATTTCTTGTTTCAGAAGGGGATGGTGTGGGGCCAACCGTCGCTCGAGGATCTGATGTCCCACATGCGCACGTGTTACGAGAGCCGTATTTCAGAGTGGGACCACCCGGGGACGAAGAAGCTCATCTCGTCAGTTTTCGAAGAACTTCAACAGTAAGGTGGCCGTACTGTTCCTCGTACTTGCGTAGCGTCAGAGCGTTTGTAGACGCACCCGGTGAGTACTGAGCGTCCTGCATGGTGTTGGCGATGATAGACGAGAGGGTCATTGACGGGTTGCGCGAGTACCCATTTGCGTCGAGCGCTTTGATGAGCTCGTCCATTTGCTAAGCAACGTCTCATTTCTTAAACCCAGATGCACTTTTCACAAGTTTTGCGTACAAACGACCTCCCTTTGGGCCTAGACCACCTGGGAAGCGGTTGTTTTTAGGAGGTCTATATAAAGCTTCACGTATAGTTTCTGTCGCTTTATTTCTTTTGAGAAGAGCGTTCATCAACTGTGTATTCGGGTGAAACTTGGTGTAGTATCCACCGAGTGAAACACGTGAGTACTGGGATCCTCCACCGGAACCAGATGTAGCCCCAAGGTTATGATATCGTGCGTACATGTTGTTTACACGCGGCACACGTCCATTTGTATTACGCTTAGTTCTCGAGAAAGTCATATGATTTTGCTTCTCCCATGCCCACTTGTATGGAGGCCCTCTTACATACCCAGGCATACCCGCGCCGGGTAGTCCCACAACTCTGCGATACTTGTTAGCACTTTTGTTGTACCTGTTCATCAAAGGTTTACGCTCTTCGTACATAATCCGCATGGCATTGTGTACGTTTCTTATGAAATTTGCATTCGTGTACGTGTTCTTGTTAATTCGAGCATTTACATAATTCATATTCCCCTGTGATGCCATCTTGTGACGCACGTGGAGATTGGTGAGTTCTTTGTTCTTTTGAACAATTTGATTTTCAAGTCTTTTCAACTTGGCTAACATTTCACGCGGAGTCTTCATTTAAATACAGTATGAAAATTAATTTAATCAACCTTAACCGGTGAAGATGGCTTCATGAAATCGTCCGACATGAGTTCCTCGCGACGGCCATGGCCACCGTGCGATTCACCGTCACCGTAGTGAATCATGTAGTACGACGCAGCATACATGACAACCGATAAAAGAACGGCGTTGAAACCGAGGAAAGCCTGCTGAGCCTTGAGGAACGAGACGAAATCATCAAACGCTTTGAACCCCGTGGGACTACTGAAGAGACGAGGAAGTGCGAAAATCAATGTGAGATTGATTACAAGTGCAACCAGTATGGGTTTCAGTTCAACCTCAGCCATCTCCTATACCATAGTGCTATGTTTTTTGCAGAAGCACCCGCCTGCCACCACCCTGAACGTGCACTGCCGCCCCTCGAGGGTCCGTGCTGTGCACGTCGGCCCCTTTGCTGCCACCGGCCCCGCCGCCTTCTTCTTCGCTGTAACCAAACCCACAGATGCCGGCGGTGTGTAGTCTGGGAGAAAGACTGTCCGACTCCGAGCCGCCTTGAGCTCGAGGGTGTGCTGGCGGTAGCGGAGAGCAGTAGTCTCAAACTTGTTCATGGTTGTTTTGGATGATTGGACCATCCCCATGAAAAGTCAGGCGAACTCATGACATGAATTTTTGGAAAAATTCATGTCATGGTCAGGGTAAAGGCATAAAAAAGTAGTGTACTTTATCAAACAATGGCTGAAAGACTCATCGAACGTCTGATTCACATCGTGACGGAGGTGGACAGCGCAAACCTATACCTCCCTCCGTCAGTCGCAGCTCTCCTTCGTATTCATGGTTTTATGCCACACCGAACATACACGCGTCCGCCTCGCCCGCCCCGCCCGCCACCGCCTGTACGCGTTCCATGCCCTGCCCTGACCCGTGCCGGTACACCGTGTAAAAACAAGTGTGCGATTGGGTGTACGACGTGTCGGATTCATGCGGAGAATCCTACCCAGCGTGCCCCACGTGGACTTCCGGCGGTACACGAACGGTGTCCGGAGACGACGAAGGATGGAACACAATGTAAGTGCTCCAAGTACAAGGAGTACCCGATGTGCTGGAGACACGCAAAAAAGGCGAACCTCCTTCCACCAGCCCCTGAAGTGCCGACAGAGTGTGCTGTGTGCTACAGCGAACTTACGCGAGAAACAACCACAAAAACTGCCTGCGGACATCACTTTCACATCGGTTGTTTCGAATCGTGGAGACAGAGTCGTTCGGCGTCGTTTCAGGCGGTGACGTGTCCTATGTGCCGACACGCAAACCCGCGACCCAAGCCACTGGTCAGGCGTGCCTAGAGTTCCTTTGCACCGAAGGTGCAAAGTCCCGTGGCTGCAGAACAAGGGAAGCTACGCTTCCCTTGGGAGTTTCGGGTACTGTACATCAAAGTTCACCAGCAAACGTGCTTGTTCTGTAAGTCCCTTGCCTTGTATGACATAATCCTTTCGGGGATCCAGAATACCAAACTCTTTGAGTGTGTTGAACTGAACAGGTCCACCAAAATGAGGTACGGTCACGTCGAGCCCTTCGACGGATTCCTGGAACGAGACGGTCATGACGTACCGCAAGTCTTCGCCGCGACGTTCAAACTTGGGGTGGGGTTTGACATTGAATGTAATGATGAGGTCACCTGTTATTTCTCTACTCGATCGCGGTTGTTCCCCGAGTCCCTGAAGTCTGTGTTGCGTCCCTGAGTGTATCCCCTTTTCGATGTGTAAGTTGATCATGACTGTATCCACGTGCGTCTTTTTGTTGTTACATCCCGGACACCCCTTTCGTACTACACCACATGTCTTGCATTCGTCGCACGGGCGGGCAAACATCTGACCCATTATTCCACCCATCATTTCTTGAACCATCATTCCACGTCCTTGACAACGAGGACACGTCATGACGCACGACTGACAGTGTTTCGTCACAGGCACTTTGATCGTCTTGTCTGCACCGGTGTATACCTGTTCGAGCGTCAGGTCTATTGTGTGGTGCCTCTCCCGACTGTGTTGCTGAGGAGCACCCATTCCACCAAACATGTGCTGGAAAATCTCCGAAATGTCCGGACCCTGTGGCATTTGTTGCTGAGGCTCGTCGGTTCCAAATTGATCATAGCGTGCACGTCGGTCCGGATCGTTCAGAACCTCGTACGCCTGACCAATTTCCTTAAACTTTTCAGCGTCGCCACCTCTATCGGGATGGTGTTTCAATGCGAGTTTCTTGTACGCCTTTTTAATCTCATCTTGGCTTGAATTTTTTGATACCCCGAGTACTTCATATGGGTCTAACATTTAATATCTAACATGTACTATCTTTATTATATTTCCATATAAACCCACCGCATGATTTTGATCTTCCTCCTTCGACGCGTAGCGGCGTACAGGTGCGTAGCACCTGGACTTAAAACCGTAGTGCTCTACGATTCCAAGACGAAATGAACGAGGTTGACGAAACCGTTATGACTATTTTTGAAAAGAGAATTTACAACCGACTCAGTTCATACCTCCTGGAACATACGGATTGTGTGTACTGGGAACAGAATAACAGGTTCCGGCACAGGAACGCCCGCGAAGTGACTCAGATACTCAAAGAGGTTTTTGATTCGATGCACGCAATTTACCCGTCACTCAAGGATGTGTTTGACGAAAACCTCACTCTTTTGCAGCAGTGTACGTGGGTCGGGATGAACGTGCCGTGGCCCGTTGATCCAGAAGACCATATTCGACGGGTCGTCGATAACATCATGCAGGTGTTCAATGACATTGTGTATGCAAATCTCCGTTGTGAAATTGTCAACCTAGATTATGAAGCCCATTCCAAATTGTGAAAAGTGTGCATTTTACAAACCAGGTCCTTACAAGCGTACGGGGATGTGTACTCGCTACGTGGCATACAGAGGACGTGGCAAGATGGTGTATGAATTTGCAGACACGGTCCGTCTCGACAAGTCCAAGTGTGGTCCAGAAGGAAAGATGTTCCTTTCGGACCCCAAAGAACTCAAAAACAGTATCCTCTGGTCACTTATCAATGATGAAGAGTGACAGCGGAAAGGTGTATTTAAATATTCCAATTGATTATATGGGTCGTAATACAATCAAAGGCCAATGGCCACATCTATACCGCCCCAGTGCCACGCGACGTGCGTCAGGACTCTCTCCCATCAGAGAGTCCAGTGAAACCGCACGGAAACGCTGGAGAAGAGCGATCCGACGGATAAAGATTGGATTGCAAATCAGCCGCAATCTTAATACAAAAGGATCCGTGACCCGCGGTCGTTTCACAGCGAGAAACACGTCACCCCCAAAGCGCGTGAGCCCTCCCAAATCGAGAGTGTCACTGAATCCGTATTCGGAGCCAGGTGTTTACTTTGTGACGTGGCCATACAAGAGAGGTCGGTTCAAGGTTGAAGATACATATGGTTTCGTTCCCATACCTAAACGTCGTACAAACGCAAAATCTCTTTGATAATCTCATGGCGTTTAATATCATCCTCAGAAAACTCAACGTGCTCGAGTCCGAAAATAGGGTACTCCTTGAGACGTTTCAGGAGATCCATAAGTCCGTTGTTTTCAAACCCACGATCGTGCTGACCAGTGTCACCCGTGATGATGAGTTTGGAATCCTTCCCGAGACGGGTCATAACCATACGCATCTGGTTCGGCGTCGAATTCTGCATCTCGTCAGCGATGATCCATGAGTTGTCGAACGTCCGACCGCGCATGTACGCCAGAGGGCACGTCTCAAATTTCGTTTTCGGAAACAGGGAATCCTTCATCGGGCGTACCCACGGATCCATCTTCTTGTCCAACGTACCTGGCAGAAAGCCGTGCTGCTCGTCGACCGAGATGGCGGGACGAGTTAGAATGATATTTTTGGCGTGGCGAGATGCCGCTTGACACGCCATCATCGTCTTTCCGGTACCGGCTGGACCGGTCGCAACGACGATGGGGACGCGGGGGTTTTCGAGCAGAAGTTGGTACAGACGATGCGCCATTTATTTGAATACGCAAAGACCTTTTAATACACCAGGCGAGAAGTGCCTGTTGTCCGCCATCGGCTGATGATCATCGCTACGCTATGGAATTTTAGGCTCTGTTCACCACCTGCCACTCTGCACTCGTTCCTTTGAGCGTCGACAGGATGATGTGACCCGCCTGTTCCGGATCGAAATGGTCGGCACAACAGAAAATGTCGAGGTACACGTTGTTATTCTCAGGGTATGTGTGGACTGAAAAATGAGACTCGGAAAGGACGAGAACGCCGGTGACACCGAACGGCTCAAACTGGTGGAACGCCCTGCTGACGACAGTCAACCTGCACTTGTCTGCAATCTCCTCCATGAGAGGCTCAATCTCGTCAATATACTTGAAGTGAACACCCGAGATACGTCCGATGAGGTGCTTCATTCTTATTTTAAAAATGTCAGGTTTTTTTATACCATGTCGTCCTTCACTATAATCGATGGTGAGCTCACAGTCCTTTGCGAGGGTCAGATCGAGTACGTCTTTGAGCGCGATTCACTCAGCAGGGCGGCTTACAACTACATGATCCAATGGATCCAGGACAAAAAGACTCCCGCTGATGACCCTGGAACTGTATGGATCGAGGCTGAAAAGGCGTGGGACGCACTCAGCCCAGAGATGCAGGCTACGCTCATGTCCATCGCAAATAAAGAGAGACAACAGGCGTGTGACATTCGTGATGGGCTGCTTGCAACCCTTCACGGATACCAGGGGGTCAAAAGCATCAAGGATGCCTACGCTGATTGTATTCGCACGTGTTTCAATCAATGGTGACCTCGCACTCCTCGGCCGGAACCGCCTCGACTGTAATTTCGTCAATATCGACGTCACATATACCCTTCTTACGCATGGCGAGTACGCGGTCCCAAAACTCCTTCATGACCGGGAGGTAATGTGCAAACCACTCACGATCGCGCGGAACCTCGACGACGACAAACTCCTCGGGAGGTCCCTCCTTGTACTGGACGAAATCACAAACCTCGAGGTCCATAATTTCCAGTAAAAGCTGAATCTGTGGCAAGTAGTACCCCGGAACTTCGGGTTTGATCTTCCGACTCAGAGGGCACTTGATTTCCAGGAGTCGACCCGATTCGGTGATACCGTCGGGACTTCCGCCGAGAAATTTGTGTACCGGATGTTGCACGAGACCAATCTCGTGACTCTTTTGTCCGTGGCGCATGTCGTACAAGTCACGAACCATGGGCTCGAGGCGCGTTCCATGAGCCGTCGCTTCGTTACCAGCCCACGGACGTGCCGCGCCGCACTTTTTCGCCAAAAGTCCTTCGGGTTTTTCGTACGGATTGAGTCCGATGGCCGTCGCTAAATCGCTCGCAGTCAGCAGATTCCCACGGAGGTCAAGCCACTCCTGACTGCGCTGGTCGGCGTATGATTGTGCCAAGAGTTCAACGACTCTCGGATGCATCCTACTTTTTAAATCGCTCCGTCGTCTTAAGTGCAATCTGTGCCGCAAATTGTTCCGCCTGCTTTTTTGTCGTTGCAAATCCAGATCCATACGGGATACCGTCGACGACAACTTCGATGTGAAACGTGCCGTTGTATTGACCGCGAACCTGGTAATCAGGCAACGGCACCTTGTTCGCTTGGCACCACCGCATCAACTGGTCCTTGTAATTGTCGTCCGTGAGATTCATGTCGACGTGTTCGAATGCTGCAAACACAAACGACTTGGCGTGAATCATCCCAATGTCGAGGTAGATGGCACCGACGAGCGCCTCGAAAACATCCTCGAGGATATTCTCGTTGGTGTTCCAGCCGTTACGCATCCCCTTGTCGTCCATCAGAATCCACTTGTCGAGTCCGAGTCGTTTTGAAATTTCACACAACGTTTTACCTCTCACGAGTTTCGTACGCGCCTTGGTCAAAAAACCCTCCTGCTCCTCTGGAAACTTTTCAAACAAAAACCGCGTAATGATAAATCCAAGAACGGAATCACCCATAAATTCCAGCGTCTCGTACGAGCCTTCAAGACCCTTGTACTTTTTGAGGGCTGATTTATGCGTGAAAGATCTGCGATACATTTTGATATCATTAATTTTCGTTCCTACGAGGCGTTCAAGCGCCACGCGGTCGATGTTTGGGGCATCGACGAGCTCTGGCGCTTCAACGGTTTCCATTACACTACGTTCACTTTTTGTTTTTAAGTCCCCGGGGCGAATCGTCCCGTGTCCCAGCGGAACTTCCTCAAGTCCTGACACCAATCTCTGGGTGCCCCTGGAACGCCGGAATGTACCCTGGACCAACGTTAGACACATCGGGGCTCAGGGCTGGTTTCTTCATGAAAAAGAACAAAAACAGGACGACGAGTATGATGAGCACAAGCACCTTCATTTGATACATACCATGATTTTATTTCTCGATCCATCGTATGAATCTGAACACGGCTATACGTGCGTACAATTCAAAACTGTCACCTGTTGGGATTCACGCGAAAAAGCTCAGAAACGGTGAGTTTATGCTGGGATACGTTGGAAATGGTAAAGGTTCGTACATCATAGTCGGTCACAATTCAAAAACCGGTGTAGCCAGATTGGCAAAAGGGTACAGTCACCCGAATCACAGAGGCCTCCGGTTAGGCACTGCGCTTCGTGCATATGCACTATGGATATTGTACATGACTGGTTACCATAAAGTGGTTCACGCTGGTATAAATAAAGAATATCAGACCAACGAGTCGAAAAACTTTCCAATTTCGACACACATCGTCCGGAAACATCTTGGGTTCGAGAAACATAACGAGCCTGGTCACCCAAAGGAACCAAACACCCCAAAAGCGAATCACTTGTTTTATAGATCTGCCTGGACACCAACCCCCGCCAAACTCAAGGCGGTCATGAGAACAATGCGAATTTCACTGAAAAGACTTCAGGGTATGAAACAAAAGGGTCAACATAATCTGCGATTTAACGGAAATCTAGCCAATATTATTCATAACAACAACAAATGACGTAATTTCAGAACATCGATAACAAGCAACGGAATCACAATACCAAAAAATTCAAACATCTGTGTACCATGTGATTTATGGATAATCTGTATGTCTTCGTCCGTGTACATGATGCTGTTTCGCTGCCAGTCTGCCAAAAAACACGAGTTACCAAACATGAACCAGCATATTAAAGCCGCTATGACAACACCGAGGTGAATCATGACGAGACGCCTAGACTTGAAAAAGACGCCGAGTATCATAAAGAGAATCACAAAGTGATGGAAAGTCAGTAGCAGTTTATCCTTCGCTGTTAAGTTGTACTTACCGTGTATAACAGTCACGTCAGTACGTGCATTCAGGATTGTCATGAGTGCTATGATAGCGAGTACTGTGTTCATTATTGTTTAGTAGAGAAAATCCCACAGGCAACACCCCCTGTTTCAAGCCTTCTTCACGGTGGGACGCTTCGCCGCTGCGGGCTTCGGCGTCTCGGCAGTCGCAGCCTCTGCTGCTGGAGTGGCTGCAGCCTTCTTGGGCTTGGCTGGCGCCTCAGACTTGATGTAGTGCTTGTTGATGTACTTCTGGATGTTCAGGAAGGTCACCTGCACGTCGGCAGGGGGGTCCAGGATAGCCTTCAGAGAGGCATCCAGGTTGATGTTCTGGCCCTGCTTCAGACCCTTCTCCGTCACGTACTCGTTCACCTTCTTGGTCACCTGGGAGCGGGAAATCTGCTCACCGGCAGCCAGCTTCAGAAACTTACGCAGCTCCTCGGAAATGTCCAGGGGCTTGTTGAAACCGTTGCTGGTCGAACGAGCCTTGGCCTTCTCGCCCTGTGGGTCCTCGATCAGGTTCTTCACCTTGCGGAGGTCCTTGCGGAGGAGCTTGATCTCATCGAAGATGGTCTGCAGGGTGATGGTGGTAGTGTCAGCCATTGCTACTTGTTGAGCCCTTCACGTCTTTAACTAGTTTAGCGGTCTGGGTACCAAACACGAGCAGAAGAAGGATGAGCATCGGCCATGTCAACATCGGTCCGATGACCATGAACATTATCAGGTGCCACACCATGAAACCACCGTACACTGGTGTTTCTGTGATGAATTTCCATGCTGTCGAGTAATCTGTCACGGCGAGAATTTTACTGTCGCTCAAAACACTAAGTACGTTACTGGTACTCATCTCTACTTATTCTTGGACATTTTTTTGAGAGCGAATGCGATGAATATAGCCATCAATATAGTCCCAACGACAATCAAAAGAATTATCGCCCAGACTGGAAATACGTCAGTAAACCAATTCCCCGTCGTTGCGTCGCCACCCGTCGTCCCGTCGGTTTCAGACGGAACCGTGCAACACCCTGGGTCACATGGAAACTGTGCATCACCATCCTGGAATGCACAAATCATGTTCGGACCCGATTCCGTTCCTGTTGTGGGTGTTATACCAGGAGTCACTTGTGCCATCTGGGTACAGTTTTTCCCAGTATACTGTGGCCCACAATACGTCGGTCCTGTAGTCGCGTATGTCCTGCCTGTTCCACAGAGCCCGTTGGCCTGAAGTGTATACCCAGTCGGACACGTTTTGGAGACGATGGTTGAACTCGTCGACGTGGCACAGTTTGACGAATCCCCTGGTATGGGAAAGTATCCAGACGGGCATATCGCCGCTGGATTCATCTACTTAGAGCTTAGGTTTGTTTTTTGAGCAGTACCATGGAGTACGGAACTCCCGTAAAGATTCCTGACGGCCGTTACTTTCTCAAGGTTTCAGCAAAGGGTGATGCTCGTGTGTTCCACCAGGTGAACAATGTCCAGGTTGACGGAACTCTGACGAAAGAGACCCGTCAGGTAAATCTCCGCATCCCCTCAAAAACTTTGTTCGAGTCTATTGATAACGAGCTTCTGAGTCAGGCGGAGGTGAGCAAGCTCGAGTGGTTCGGCAAGGATGTATCGGCCGATACGATTCGTTCAGCCTACCAGGCGAGCCTGTCTGCCGACGGTGAACTCTCAGCCACCCTTGCTTCCATCAAGGGGAAGGTGGTGACGACGTTCTTTGACGCTCAGAAGAATCCCATTGAGGAGATTTCAGGAGCGTGTGATTTCTTGTTTGAGCTGGCTGGTCTCTGGTTCCTCAAGCGTTCCTTCGGTCCCATTTGGCGCGTCGTCCAGGTTCGTCAGCGGCCGGCACCAAAGCCAAAGACGAAGGGATACCCAGTCGAGTTTCAATTTGCGGACGAGCCAGAGCCAGAGGCGGAGGAGGACGACCCGACGGATTACCTGGACTGAAAAAAAAAGTCGTATACTATTATAACATGGACGGCAAAGGTCTGGCAATTTTGATTCTTCTGTTCCTGATTGCCATGATGGTATTTTATCCTCAGCGTAGCGGCTACACCCCAACAGGCGACGACCCAGTCGGCGCCTCGCCAGACGATGGTAAGCCATCCAGCGATGCTCCCCGCATCATGCAGGGCGGTGGCCACATCTCTGCTCCAGGTGGCACCTTCAACTCGATCGATGAGCCAGCCCCGTTCGAGGTTGGCAGCGGATCCGGTGTGCGCACGGTCGACATGCCAGTGTACGACAACACCAACGTTGGTCTGATTCCCAAGGAGGTGGTGACGACTGAGGATTTCGGCCAGTTTTCTCCAGACGCCATCCTGTCTGGCCAGAACTTCCTGGATCCCCGTGCCCAGATTGGTTTCCCCGAGACGATCGGCGGCAACCTGCGTAACGCCAACCGCGACTTCCGCTCCGAGCCACCCAACCCCCGCGAGGCCGTCAGCATCTTTAACCTGTCCACCATCCCCCCTGACACGATGCGCCCCAAGTTCGAGATTGAGAACAGCTACGAGAAGTAGAAATCAAGCCGAATCGGCTTGGGATCAAGTCGGGACTATGGACACTTAAAAAATAAACAACTTTAAATAGAAAATGGACGACTTTAAGGCTGTCATGACTGAATGGCTCTCCCTGAAGCACCAGCTTGCTGCTGCGAGGAAAGACATGGCTGTACTGAATAAGCGCGAAAAGGAGCTCCGGGCACAGGTCCAGGGCCACATGAAGGAGATTAAGGAGACACAGGACGTTGACACGGTCAAGGTTAATCAGGAGAAGGTTTCTCTGCACACCAAAGAGTCCCGTGGCAGCATCACCAAGAATGTCATTCTGGCGGGTCTGCGTGCATACTTCAGCAACGACGAAACTAAAGTCGAGCAGGTCTACCAGATCATAGTAGACCACGCACCAGTCAAGGAGCGCAACACCATCACCGTCAAGAAAAGCGCTTAAACAGGTGTCACACGTGACACCGCCGCGCAACGGCAGTAGACAACAGGCTGCACGCCTCCACCTAACTAAGGAGACGAGCCCCAGAAAGAACAAGTACAAACAATGGGTATCAACAACGAGTACCGTGACGACGCTCTCATCGGTCCCGACGACGTCGATGACACCTACGACGAGCAGGAGGACCACGAGCTCGTGCTCAGTCCGATGGACTGGCACGACTGGCACTCTGAGGACGTCCTCAACATGTGGATGTGCCTTCGTCAATACCTCGAGGACAACCATCTCAACAGCACGCTGATGAACAAGGCGTCCTTCCACAACTTTGCCGAGTTTGTCCGACAATTTTCTCGGTAGATAGTATCTGCTCTCATGGATATCACCGGTCCCAAGATTCTGACCCCAGCCATCCTGTTCGCCCTGCTCAGCCCGGGTCTGCTCCTGCGCGTGGGCCCCAGCCCAGTGCTGGTGCACGCCCTGGTGCTGTCCCTGGTGTACTACCTGATTGCCAAGTTTGTGCTCAAGGTGTCCCTGCGCCCCGCTGACATGATCGTGCCCGCCATCCTGTTCGTGCTGCTGACCCCAGGCGTGCTGCTGACCATCCCACCAGCCGGCAAGGGCGTCTTTATGTCCGGCCAGTCTTCCCTGCTGGCTGTGGGTGTGCACACCCTGGTCTTTGCCCTGGTGTTCTCCTTCCTGCGTAAGAATTTCGCCGCCTACTATTAAATGAACGGTCAGAAGTACGTCGGTCTTCTCATGAATTCCCGTACACAGGCGCACGCCTTTCACCTGACGACCAATTCGTTTGCACAGCACAAGGCTCTCCAGGCGTACTATGAAGGTATCGTCCCTTTGTTTGACAGTTACGCCGAGGCATACATGGGTAAGTACGGTCGCTTCCGCCGCATCATCGTCGGCCGTCGCACTATTGCCCGCAACCCGAAACTGTATTTCCGCTCGCTTCTGACACAACTTCGCCGCATGCGCCTTCCACGAGACTCGTACCTGAAGAACATTCAGGATGAAATTACAGCACTGGTACGTTCGACACTTTATATGCTGAGCCTAAAGTGAACACTCACTGACACATTAATGAAACACCTGGCGATAGGACCAGGTGCGATGGCATATTTTGCATTTCTTGGCGCGATGGGCGCCCTTCGAGATTGTCACGAACTAGACAATCTCGAAGCAATTTCTGGGGCGAGTGCTGGTGGGCTCCTCGCCTTTTTCTACGTCGTCGCCGAAGGAAACATCAAAACCATCCTGGATTACTCGGTAGACATTCCGATAAAGGATATCATGAAGCCCAACATTCGTCAATTTCTGAAAAACTTTGGACTCGTCAGTCAAAGGAAGATTCGAAACGTCATCATCGACATTATCCGCGTCTTTTTTAGTAAGGAGGATTTGACGTTTCGCGAACTGCAAGCCCTTCGCCCGACGATGCCCAAGGTGCACATCAGCGCATACTGCGTGAACCTGGGACGTACCGAATACTTTTCATGTGAATCGACACCCGATATGTCTGTGGTCGACGCGCTCTGCATGACCATCGCCGTCCCTTTTCTGTTTGCAACCGTTCAACACCAGGGAAGAAAATACATCGACGGTGGTACTATGGAGGATACGCCGTGTGGAATTTTCGTCGGATCCACAGACGTTAAAGTGATGCGTTCTGTGTGGTCAGAAACTCCCGAGTACGACACGAAAAATTTGAAATCGTACCTCGTGAGCATTTTGTTTACGATGATGCGTTTGAGACCCCGGTACAGTTATCCTTTCATCGATATCGACATGTCTAAGATTGAAATTTTTGACTTTGGGGTTTCTACAGAGACGAAGTTGAAGATGTTTTCGTTTGGGTACCACTCCACGTGTACACAGGTGTCGAAATCATGTACGATTTGCCATCAAGGGGAGGGTTCGCCGCTGCGAGAACCTCACACAGATCAACCACATCACACGGAGCAATGTGCTGCTGAGAATAGTCCCGGTCGTCCCGAACAAACCGAACAAAGTCCTCGAGACGAGACGAAAACTTTGTCGGCGTCCACCCATTCATCGTCATCCACGACTCGTACCGCGCAAAAAACTCTGGACACCGCGTCGTGAGCACGTGCTGCGAACACACCTTGGCGATCTTAGACCATCCGGGAATCGTCGAATGGTCCGGAAACGCCCGGAGCGGTTTCGGAAACAGACCCGTCTTGAAGTGCTTGTCAGTCACCTGCAGAATTTCAAGCTCGTTGTCCATCGAGTGTGCGAGCCAGTTGCCATCCCCTTGCTCCCACACACAGTGCATAAACTCACAGATGGCGTCGCGAAACGGCATGACAACCGCCTCTTGACCGTGGATGATCGTCCGACCGAGCTTTGATTGGACGCGATCATTCTCGGCAACCATAGGGTCGTCAAGCGCCTCCTTGATGAAGATGGTTCGGAGCTCACCGTGAGTCACGGACCGATTCTTGCGGTACTCTGGTGTTTGATGACGTCCGTGTGATACCCACGTCTTTTTCTCGGTGACGTTCACAGGGGCGAAGCTTATCGAGTGTATAATCTTTTGAGCCGTGGACTCGAAATCACCGACGACATACTTCATTGGAAGACAGACACTCTGTTTTTTTATCTGGTAGATAGTAATGCCAACCATCATTCGTCGGGCGTACACGTTCCGTCGCAAGCCACAGATGGTCCGCGTCCCAGCCAGCCCGAATCACCGCGCTTACACGCGTCACATTTCAAGCGGTGTCGTCCGCGTCAAATCCACGCGCATCAGAAACCGTGGTCTTCCAGGGAGAGGCCCGTACACGCTTCCACCACTGTCACCAGGTAAGCTGTACGGGTACACCGTGTCAGCCAACGTGCCGAACCGGTACAAGTCGCTGACCTTTGCCATGAAGAGCAACTCACCGCTGGCGGTGTTCCGTCGCCTCCAGATTCTGGCGCGTTACCTCAAGCGTACGTCGCCGACGGCACAGAGAACCGTGCTCAAGAACGCGGCGTGGGTCCGTACGAAGTTTTAAGTTCTCGTTCATGAGACCGCCGTCTAGCGAAGACCCCAAGTCGCGCAGCGACTTGATTTAAAGACTGAATCCTATTCGTAGATATGGACGTTTCTACACTTTTGACGTGTCCGTGTCGTCCCAACTTTACGTATAAAAACTTGGCACAGCACAAAAAGTCCAAGATGCACCTGGCATGGGAAACTTCCAGAGAGGTGAAAGATGTTCGTGTTCAGTCGAAACAGTTTGAGAATGAAATCGAACGTCTCAGGCACAGACTCGAACACAAAGAACAGGTTGAGATTGAACTCCTGAGTCGTATTCGCCAACTCGAATCAGACGTTCAGTACTGGAAACAAGCTTCTGATGGTGTTTACGTTTGAACCTTCATGTAGTTCGCCTTTGCCTTGGGCATCATCATCTCGGCAACTTTTCGTCCGGCGAGAAACTTTGCAAACTCGAGACGTTTCATATGTTGCTTCAGGTAGTATATTATTTTTCTGAGCGTAAGGCGTGGGTAAGGGTAGTACGCATACAGGCGAGTATCATTGTTTGACCAATTTTGGCTCCGAACTGTGTTGAGCTCTCTTATGTACCCAGCGAGATTTGCTCGAACGTTGTTTATGTTTCTGTTTTTTGCGGTTAAATTTGCAATTTGTTTTGCTTTCTTGTCCACGGCATGAAGTGCCAAGTACTTGAGTCGTGTGTTCTCCTCCTTAATCATCTTACGAACCGTCGCTGGAGAAGCTTTCCGGATCGCTTTTTGGTACTCTCGACTCGGGGCGTACATTGTAACTATATTTTTCGGCGTCGCATGTCTGATGGACGTATAGTACGACATACTAAAGCCTCACATAATTTTCTAGCCTCCTAGTATCAAATGAAGCGCTCGACCATCATTCTTATTCTGCTGCTTGTCCTCGCCATCCTCGCGTTCAGCCGCACAGGTATTCGGCGCGTCCCAGGTCAGACGACCCAGACTGAACAGCGTCGCATCAAGGGTATGTCCGTCATGACAGAGGACTATTAAGTTCATCACTACGTGATGACCGCCGGGATGGGATTTGGAAGTTATAGCCTAAGATACATAAACATGTATGGATCCAAAAACCAAATGGGACACTGTAGTGAACGACCCGGTGTTTCGTCGAAAGTTTACAGGCTGCAAAGGTGACTATGACATATCAAAGTGTCGCCGAATTATTCATCCAAAAGGGACATTGTATACTCCCGTTTCGGATGAAGAAGGTCATTTTATGGCGTATGAATTTATTGGGTCCGGTGTCATACGTGTGTTTGACCCTGCACACAAAATAAGCCGGTACAGTGGACACCTTAACCGTAATCTCATTTCAAAATTGTCAGGAAGACGAGTCGTTGTATGTCGGGACCATCCTCAGAAACACGAAGAAGACACATTCTGTGCGACGTGGACGCTCGCATGGCTTCGACCGGACTTGCGACATCTAACGGCGAGCTGGGGCACGCGTGCCCCAGACCTTAGACTCTCTTCTTCCCAGCCAAAATAATCAACATGAGGCCAATAACCAGCGCGAGCGTCGCCCCCCAAACAATCTTCTGGTTGTCCTTTTCAAAAGGGACGGGCGGTGGTAAACTGACAGGACGTTCGACTTGATCCGGTACGTGTATCGTATGAAGTCGTAGCGTGAATGAATTCACATCGAGTCCGTGAAAATCCAGAGGTTTTCCGTTTCGGTCGAGCCAACTGATTGTAAGTCGGTCGAGTGAGTCGAGTCGTGAAGGGAATGTCACATATACGGGGTAGTCTGCAGCCTCTCTGAACGATTTGATACCACCAGATGGAACATCCATTGGTATGATGGCAAACGAACGTGCTGACGTGTTGCTCGTCGTCGTGTACACACCCTGTGGATTCAGAACCAGCTTGCGTGCGTCTGCTGTGAATGGTGTCCGAAACTCTTCAATGTCAAGCCAGACGTAATCGTTCATCTCGAGACTGACAATGTTGTTTGATACGACGTATGCATTTGCTGTTGGGTAGAGCCCGTTGTACACGGCGTTCGTTGCAATTGGTCTCGACGCCGTAGTTCCGAGTGGTAGACCGAGGATTTCTGCAATTTCCTGTGTCAAGGTTGTCACCGAAGTCAGGTTCCCAGTGAAGAGAAATTTACCTTCAGCTTCAACGTAACTCAGTGCGACGTTCGAAACTTGTTCACTGTTGTTGAATGTATCCACGAGCGAACACGTCGAGTAAAACCCGGGGTTGAGTGCCACGTTGGATGTCCCAACAATGAGAACATTCGAACTTGTCGTGAGGTTGTACATTGTGTTTGGAATTTTGGCGGAAATCAGGTCAATCTGACTGATGTTATGTACTGGCGACTGAAGAAACAGCGTGTACGAGTTCCCTGACGGATACAGCTTCGTGTCCCTCTGTCTGGAATCGACGTACAACGTCGTCTCCATCTACATAAAACCAACATTAAATAGCTGTCCACTGGACAGCGCCGCGAAGCGGCCTTCCCACCTGGACTTAAAACCAACATTAAAAGAAACAGTAGGAATGGTGCAGTATTGGCTCGATCGCGCCCGTATCAATGAAGGCCCGACTGACGTCACGGTCGTGCCAGTGAGTTTCGTGACGACTGAACTTATGGATCAGCTGAAGCGTATCGTGGCACCCGAGGATGAGATTGTGGATGGCGAGGAGGCGGCAAAGAATGACTGGGTCTTTGAGCTCAAGCCCGGTGATGTTTTTCCTGTACAGATTATCGCTTCGATCCAGGCGACGCTCGATGCATCCAAGTTTGATGGAATGATGTTTCCAGTGGTGTACCGTGGGAACCCGGTTCTTGAGAAGCGCTTTTACAAGCGTTCGGGTGGCGAGAATGTCCAGCAGTCGAGCATGCCTATCTTCAACCTAAACCCACCGCCTGTAGTTTCAGAAGTATGAAGGACTGCGTACGGTCTGTTGCCATCCGGGTCTGGCAAACCCTCGGACCTGGCTTTTCGGAGCGCGTCTACCACAACGCCATGGAGGTTGGACTGCGAAAGTCGAACATTCCATATCAAACGGAGCGAATCGTTCCAATCATGTATGATGAACATGCAATTGGAAACATTCGTGCGGACCTCATCGTGGACTCACGTATCATCGTTGAATTGAAATCCGTCAAGGCGATCAAGGATGAACACCGTATCCAGACGCGTATGTACATGAATCTCATGAACCTGTCTGAAGGTGTCCTGATCAATTTTCCCAACTCGGGAAGCGACCTCGAGGTGGAGGACCTCACATCTTCGAAAGGTAACGTGCTCGATTTATCGAGTACCCATTCTTCAACAAACCCCTGAATTTCTTTTCGATGTTGGCTGCCGACTTTTTGGGCGGACTCGCTTTTTTACGCGTCACATCCTTGGGCTTGTAGCCCAAAAGCGCGATGATAAATTTCATCATTTAAAAACACCCGACATTTTAAACTCAAATGTTTACGCCAGAGATGAAAAAGGCGGCAAATGCCGTTGTGAAGGATACCGATTCGAAAACGTCGACGCGGGTCCTGTCATTCCTGTACTACATGGCCATCCGGGCGTGTGAGATTATCGATTGGTGGTTCCCGACCGAGTACGAGAAACTTCAGCGTAAACGCGCCAAGGCGTGCCTGAAGGACCCTCCGAACATCCCGAAGGGTGCCACTATCGAAATCGATCCAAAGACGGGTGCTGCCATTCCTGGAAAGACGGACTAGGGTGTCTTTTTCTTTGAAGTCCTGTATCGATCGCAAATTTCGATCTCAGGAAATTCAACTTTGCATTCGCCTATTGTTTTACATCTTTGTATAAATGTAATAGGGTCATAGCACCCTTTCATAAGATTGCAATGAGTACAACACGGGACGCAATTATTAGGTGAATAACTTTTACTTGAATCAAGTCTATCTATCCCGTTTAGAACTGTATCTAATTCTAAATAATTACAATAAGTACAGGGCCCTGTAATACAATTATAAGCCTGCTCATCCGTTAGTTCCCAGCTAATATGTCTTAGTTCTGCATTTGTTTTTACTGCTAAAATTTTACCTGAAACACATAGTCTACGTGTGTTGTTTACTTTCTTTTTATACTCTTCTCTATTTGTTTCTAGTTGTTTTTGTACCCACTTCTTTGAGCTTTCTCTTATTCTTGTTTTAACACGTTCAATATTATTTTCTCGCCATTGTTTCATGCGTTCTATAGTTTCGGGTTTTGCCAATTGTTTATTATACTTGTTTCTACACATGAAACACATTTTACATTCTCGGTTTTTAGCATTTAAAAAATTTTCTATAGGT